TGGGCGGCAGTGCTTCGTCTGTTCTGGGCATCTTTGATGCACCGCAGGCGAGCCGCAACGCAACCGACCTTATGGATATCACTATCCCGTCGCCCCAGTTCGTTTGCCGCACGGCTGACGTTCCAGTGGCTGCTGACGGGGACGAGATTATCATTCGCACCGTGGCGTACACTGTGCGCGTTGTTTTGAGCGATGGCACTGGGGTAACAACCCTGATGCTCGAAAAGGTATAACATGAGCCACGTTCGGCAACAGATTAGAGACCGTGTTGCAACTGTAGTCACGGGCTTGCCCACCACTGGGTCAAGCGTCTATAAGATGCGCCGCTATGCGCTTGACGACTCCAAGCTGCCAGCCATCTGCGTTTATACGATGGATGAGAGTAGTTCACTGATTACACTTGGCACACGCACGCTGCGCCGGGTGATTAACGTTGCTATTGACATCATGATTAAGGGCAGCAGCACTACGGTGTCGGACTCGCTTGATACGATCTGCGTATCGGCGGAGGAAGCCATTGCTGCGGACTTCACGCTTAATGGTCTCGCCAAATCTTGCATTTTGACTAGCACTGAGATAGATATTAATGTAGAAGGCGAGAAATCAATTGCGTCCGCAAGGCTGGTTTACACAGTTGAATATATCACCAGCATAACGGATGTGGAGACTGCACGATGAAGATGGTCAAGGTCTATAATGCTATTGGCGATGAGATACTCGCCTGTGCTGTTGATTTAGAACGCTATGCAGCCAATGGCTGGAAACCCGCTGAAGACAAACCCAAGGCTAAGGCTGCGGCGAAAGAGGAGAAAGAGTAATGGCAACTCATACTGGTAGCGAAGGCACTGTTCGCGTTGGCGCTAACGCCATTGCCGAAATCCGCTCCTATTCGCTTGAGGAAACAGCGGACACCGCTGAAGACACTTCAATGGGCGATAGCTATCGCACCTTCAAGACCACGCTCAAGGCATGGACCGGATCGGTTGATGTGTATTGGGACGAGACCGACACAAACGGTCAGGTGGCCCTTGTTGTTGGTGCAGAAGTCACAGCGAACTTTTACCCTGAAGGTGCGTCGGCTGGAACGTCCGAAAAGTACTACACTGGGACGGCAATCGTCACGGGTAAAACCGTAACGGCCAGCTTTGACGGTATGGTCGAATCCACAATCACGCTTCAAGGCACCGGCACCTTGACGCTCTCCACACTGGCGTAAGGACTATTTAGATGGCTACTCATACTGGTTCAGAAGGCACAGTCAAAGTTGGCGCGACCAACAGCATCCTTGAAATCCGTTCGTACTCAATCGAAGAGACCGCTGACACTGCGGAAGATACTTCAATGGGTGATAGTTACCGCACCTTTAAGACTACGCTCAAGGCGTGGACGGGTTCGGTTGACGTATTCTGGGATGAAGCAGACACCACGGGGCAAGGCGCTTTGGTTGTTGGCTCTGAAGTCACAGTTCGCTTTATGCCAGAGGGTGCAACGGCTGGCGACTCGTATTTGACCGGGAACGCCATTGTTACTGGCAAAACTGTCACAGGCAGCTTCGATGGCATGGTAGAATCAACGATCACACTTCAGGGTACTGGTTCATTGAGCACTGCTACGGTTTAACTTGGAAGGATATAATTTATGAGTATTTCAAAGCGTATTGCAGAGCGTACATCAACCAAGACACATATTGAGGTCGCAGAATGGGGTGAAAAGGGAGCGCCGGAGAAGGTTTACTACGGCCCCCTGCTCGCTGGTGAATTGAACCGCATCCAGCGCAAGCACCCGCAGTTCCTTAATTCCGCATCCTTTGAGGCGATGGTCGATCTGATTATCCTCAAGGCAGAGACCGGCCAAGGCGAAAAGCTGTTCACGCTTGAAGACAAGGCCATTCTTATGCGCGAAGAGGTTGGTGTTATCTCGACTGTTGCCGCTGCGTTCATGAGCGGAACCAGCGTTGAGGAGCATGAAAAAAACTAACAGACGATCCGTTTAGGTTTAATCTACTGACCTTGGCGGATCGGCTTGGCAAAAGCATCTCAGAGATTGAAGAAATATCAATTTCACACTATAACGAGTGGCTGGCTTATTTCAAGATAGACGCAGAGAGGCAGAAAAAGCGTGGCTCAGGACCAAAAAGTTGAGTTTCTATTTGCCGCTCAGGTCTCTGGGAACGAGCAGCTTAAAAAGCTAACGGACTCTGTCGATAAGTTGCGCAAGGAAATGGACGCGCTAAAGACGGCTAACGCTGGAGTTGCCGCTTCTACTGATGCCGTGGTGCGTAATGGTGTTCGCTACAACAATGCGTTAGATGCGCAGTCTAAGGCGCTGCGCCAAAACCGTCAGGGCACTCAGCAGCTTGGCATGCAGATCAACGACTTTGCGACCAGTGTGTCAACTGGCGCAAGTCCCATTCAAGCGTTTAACCAGCAAATTGGTCAAGTCGGTATCGCCATGCAGCAAATGGGCGGCGCGGCTGGTAAAGTTGGTGCGTTTCTAGCTGGCCCTTGGGGCGCTGCTCTTGTTATTGGCACAATGGCTGTTTCCGCACTATGGGGAATGATGAGCCAAGCCCCAGAGGTTAATGATAAATTTAAGAATGCGCTTGAACGTTCCCGCGATGCTTTGTTTGATTATCAAGTCACCTTGGCGCAAACTCGCCAAGAGGTACTGGCATTATATGAGACCAAATTAGCAGGACTGCAATTTGAGTTTCAGAAGTCAGCAACTGAGGCCGGTAAATTTGGCCGTAAAATGCAAGACAGCCAAAAAGTTTTAGATAATTGGAGGACCAAGCCCGTATGGCAAGTTGGTGCGGCCATGTATCAAAACACCGTGGCGACTGGCAAATACAATGAAGCCACTACCAAAACTTTAGACATAAATACTGAAATGCTCCAGTTGCAAAATACGGTTGCTAAAATGAAGCAACGTCATGCCAAGGAAGACACGGCAGCAAGCAACAAGGCCTTGCGGGCCGCGCAAACTGCTGCCAATAAATTGCAAGCGCAAACCGAAAGAGACGCTAAAAAAGCCGAAGCTGAACGTGAAAAAGAAGCTAAGTCAATTGAATCCTTCATGGATAAGATTGGAAAAGTTGGGATGAAGGAAATCCCTGCCTACCAGCGTGAAATTGCCATGTTGGAAAAAGACTTTATGGAACTGTCTAAGGTCGGACAGGCCGCTACCATTGCGCCATTCAAGGCTGCGGTGGAGTCCATTGAGATGAACGCTTACAGCGATATGCTCAAGGAAGACCTCAAAGAAGCCGACCGCATGGTTAAGGATGCCTTGCCTGATTTGGGAGAGCAGCCTGTAAGCAAGGAAATGGAAGCAATCATCTCCCGCACTGACGAACTTAACTCTTCGTTTGAAGCGGTGGGCCAATCGGTAAGCAATGCCTTTAAGGGTATGCTGACGGGTGCGACTTCTTGGAAAGACGGAATGCGGAGCCTAATTGGCACAGTCATTGATGAACTGTGGAAGTTGTTTGTTGTTCAGCAGATTGTGGGCTTCTTCAAAAACACCGTCGCCCCTGCTTTGGGCATACAGCTTCCCACCCAACCACCCGGCAAAGCCATCGGTGGTTCTGTCGGCAAGAACAAGCCATACATGGTTGGCGAGCAAGGCCCAGAGTTGTTTATCCCCGGCGGCAGTGGGACGATCATTCCTAACCGCAACCTGTCAAGCGGCAGTGGCGGCGGACCTATCAACATCAGCGTCGATGCGCGTGGTGCGTCCGATCCTGCGGCTGTTCGCGCTCAGGTGCAACAGGGCATCATGGAAGCGGCTCCAGCTATCATCGCTGCGGCAGAGTCGCGCACGGTTGCTGGGCTGCGTAGGCCGCGCCTTGGTGGAGTTATGCAATAATGGCAACAGTAACATTCCCTTCGACCCCTAAGCCCAACGGTATGTCATGGCGCTTGGTTATGCCAGCGCAGACCAACGTGTCAGAATGGACGGGTCGCCGTCAGACCATCGCATCCGGACGAGGCTGGTGGGAGTGCCAGTTGTCATTGCCGCCAATCGTCGGGACTACCAACGTCAACGCATGGCGTGCGTTCATAGCGAAAAGCCGTGGCAAGTCGAATGACTTCCAGATACCTGTTGACCCAACGCCACAGTCCACAGCGGTAGCAACCCCATTGGTCAATGGCGCATCGCAGACTGGACGCACGCTTGCTACCGACGGCTGGCCTGTGTCATCTACAGTGCTTGTCGCTGGGCAGTTTGTCACGATCAACAACCAGCTTTTGCAGTTGACTGAGAACGTAACGTCGAACGGCTCCGGTGTCGCAACGCTCACGTTCGAGCCGCCTATTCGCACAGCGCCCTCTGACAATGCGGCCATAGAGTTCAAGAACCCTTATTGCTTAATGTACATGGTAGAGGAGCCAACGCTTTCGGTTGAGAACGGCTATGTGTATAGCCTCTCGCTGAATCTTCGGGAGTCCTTCTAATGGTTGACGCAACCACGCAAGCCGCGCTTGAGGCGCAAGTCGTCAACTGGCGCGTGCTGATATATGCGGACTTTGACGGCGATGTGTTGCGTGGGACCAGTGGGCTTTACGAAAAGGTTATCTCTGGCTCCGGTGACGCTGAGTTGGATGGCACATACGACAGCTTCGATCACAATCTGATTAGCGTATCTTCTGTCAAGCATAATGAAACTGGCTCTGACACCGTATCGATTTCAATGGGCGGGTTGATTGTCAACCTTGACTATCTCCAAGAACGCGATGGCGATTACGTCTTCACGCGCGACGAGGAATTAATCCGGATGCGTTCGTCCGACTTCCTCAACATCATTGGCGACAAGACCCGCTGGCAAGGGCGCACTGCTCGGCTGTGGTTCTATTGCGTTGACCAGAACGAGAACCAAGTCGGCTCCATTATCCCTTATTACACTGGCTATATGAACGAGGTCGGCATTGCTGGCGCTCCAGATAGCCAAGTCGTAACGCTGACGATTGAAAACTATTTGGTCAGTATCGCAGGGGCACAGAACAAGACCTATCTCATACAGAACATATACGACTCTGGAGACCTGAGCGGTGAAACTGCTATCTCTGCGGCCAACGGCATGGCGGCGGCTGGTTCGTATAGCTATGGCGGTGGGCCGGGTGGCGGCTTTGAAGGCGGCGGTCGGGAGATGGAGCGATGAGAATACCAGCTTGGGAAGACGCGCTAGTCAATTACATAGCGATAAAGCGCCACGAGCCATTTGAGTATGGCGTGAACGATTGCTGCTTGTTCGCGGCTGGCGCTGTGATTGAGGTCACAGGGGAAGACCCTATGCCTGAGTTCCGTGGCAAGTACGACAGCCTTAAAACCAGCCTCAAGGTCATTAAAGAGATTGGCGCAGGGACGCTGGAGGCAACGCTTGACGGCAAGTTCCCAGAAGTCGGGATTGGTCACGCACAAAGAGGCGACTTGGCTTTCTTTGATGGCTCTGTTGGTGTAGTAATGGGTGGCTTCGCCTACTTCGCATCGGATGACGGCTTAGAGAGAGTTCCGCGCGCAATGTGGGACAAGTGCTGGAGTGTTGGCCGTGGGTAACGCTGTGGGCATATTCGCAAGCTGGAGGTTAAATTGGGCAAAACAATAAAAGGTCTCTTGGTTGCCGCTGTCATTATCGGCGTATCATTCCTAATACCTCCGGCTGGGGCTTTTGGAATTGCTGCTATAACGAGCGGAACAGTTCTCGCGATGGGCGTCACGATGGCGCTGTCAACCATTGCTGGCGCAGCCTTCGCCCCCAAAGCACCAAAGTCCCAAATCTCACGCCTTAACGTCAGCCTTGACCCCAGCACACCTCGCAAGGCGGTCTTCGGCACTACAGCAATGCCGCTTGATTTGCGCTACCATGAGTCCAGCGGTACAGACCAAGAGTTCGTTGACTACATTATCTGCGTCGCTGCGCACAAGGTCAAGTCGATTGACGAAATATGGTTCGAAGAGAAGCAGGCGTGGACAGCCAGCGGTGGGGTCACAGCAACATATTCCGGCTACCTGACGGTCACAACGCGCACCGAAGGCACGTCTGCAAACACCATCGCTATTAACGGTGGGTCCAAATGGGGAACATCTCGTCGCCTCACGGGCTGTGCCTATGTGCATTTTCGCGTTAAGCGTACTGGGAACACCAAGAAAGCCGAAAGCCCATTGGTAAGCGGGCTGCCTAGCCGTGTCACCATCATCGGCGATGGCGCTGCGCTGTACGACCCGCGTAAAGACAGCACGGTCCCCGGTGGCTCAGGATCGCACCGCGCCACAGACCAATCGACTTGGGGTGTCTACACTGACGCTGACGACACTGACAACCCTGCTCTCCAGTTGCTCTGGTGGCTGATAGGATGGAAGATTAACAGCAAACTGTCCGTTGGCTGCGGTGTCCCTTATACCCGCATCGATATGGAGTCGTTCATCACGGCTGCAAACATTTGCGATGAGACCGTTGCCCTCGCCACGGGTAGTACGCAGAAACGCTACCGGACCAGTGGCACGGCGTCTGACGCAGATGACCGCATGGACATCATCAACAACTTCCTCATGTCTATGAATGGCACGCTTAGGGATAGCGGTGGCAAGTTGACGCTGACCGTAATGAAGAACGACCTTGCGGACTATACGCTGCGCTTGGACGAGCAGGACATGCTGGGCGAGTTCGATTGGCAGCAGACCCGTGGCCTGACTGAGAACTACAACCTTGCCCGTGGGCGCTTCATCGACCCATCGTCAAACAGCTTGTACCAGCTTGTCGATTACCCAGAGGTCGGCTTTACATCGCCAGATGGCGTTGAGCGCGTCATGAGCGTTGACCTGTACTATGTCGAAGATGGGCGCAGGGCGCAGCGCCTTGCCAAGCAGATACTCCAGCGCAACCAGTATCGTGGTATGTTCTCTGCGGTGTTTAACGCCAAGGCGCTCGGCTGTCAGGTTGGCGATGTTGTGCTTATGAGCCTTGAGGCTCTCGGCTGGTCGAATAAGCCATTCCGCGTAGTAAGCCAAGAGATTCGGTTCGACGGCCAAGTGCCTCTTGCACTGGTCGAAGAGAACGC